CGGGCTTGACTTTCATCCGCAGGCGTTGAAGTTTCTCCGCGACAATTATCCTGATGATTGGAGCAAGTGGTGTCAGGCCTTCCCTTTTTGCGAGCAGCAACTTATCGAAGTGTCGGACGACGATGCCAGCCCTGACGGTGTGGCGCTGAAGTCGAAAAAACACGAAAGAAAGGCGCGCACGTGATTGCATATAGCCATTTCCCGTCGCACTCAATGCGTTCGACTTTTTCCACCGTGCGCAGCAGGGCGCGTGTAGATTTTCCGCGTTCGAGGAAAACGACCCGCTCGTTTGGGACGATGCGCTCGAGTCGTGCGTCAATGCGTTTGCGCTCGCGGAATTCGGTGTGCTTGCGACCGGCGAGCATGTCGGCGAACCACTGGGGATCGAGACAGGCGATGTTTATCATTGTTGTTTTGAGATTGTTAATCGAAAGGTCAAATTTAAGGAGTTTCTACCGTATTTCCTCCCGCTCGTATCTCGTTGACACTAAAGGAGTTACGGAGATGTTGACCGGCAAGAAAGCCATGAAGGATGCCGCGTGATGCCAGCCCGCACCAACTAATGGAATACGACGCAGCCAAAATCCCACAAGCCGAAGCCTTCGCCAGCGCGGGTTTACTGCTTAAACGCATGGCTGCGTTGTGGGGCGTGTCGTATAAAACCGTTTGGCAATGGCGGCAGGATCATCCGGAATTTGAAGCCGCACTCGAACGCGGTGAAGCGAACGCTATTTACAATCTCTCGCTAATCGCAATGCACGATGCGCTCGGAGAAAAAAAAGACGGCGTTGTTATTCGCGAGCCGAATGCAGACAGAGCGATGCAGCTGTTGAAACACTTAGAGCGTGAACGCTTCGGCGATGTTCAGCGGCAAGAACTCACCGGCGCGAACGGCGGGGCGATAAATTTTTATGAACTAAGTGATGAGGAACGTGTTATTAGAATCGCTGCCAAACTTCAGCAAAGCGGAAATACAGGATCGGCTGCGGAAGATGAGCAAGGAAAGTCTGATGGAGATCGATCAGCTCTTGCAGGTTCCGACGTTCCGTGATTATGTGTCGCGCGTGCAGTCGCGTTTCCGCTGGTATCGGCATTGTGTCGAGTTAGGATCAGTCTTGCAGCGCGTCGCGGATGGTGAACTAAAACGGGTTATGATTCTTGAACCGCCGCGACATGGGAAATCAGAGTTGGCATCGAAATTATTTTCCGGATATTTTTTGCGGCGTAATCCGGAAAAGTTTGTTGCGATTGCATCGCACACAGCGGAACTCGCGCAAACGTTATCGCGATACTCGCAGCAGTATTTTTCTCACGACGGCGGCGCGATGCGATACGGCGCGGAAGGCGTGAAGCACTGGGAGACACTGAAAGGCGGCGGCTTATGGGCGTGCGGTATCGGTGGCCCGGCGACGGGAAAAGGTTTTGACTTAGGAATTATTGACGATCCGATCAAGTCTGCCGAAGACGCGCAAAGCCCGGTGTATCGGCGGCGGATGAAAGACTGGTACGAATCTGTTTGGACGACGCGGCGCGAGCCGGATGCGGCGGAAATAATAATTCAAACTCGCTGGGATCAGGATGATTTGTCGGGTTGGATTCTTAGTCTGCCGCGTGCGCAGCGCGATGACTGGTACATCGTAAACTTAGCCGCGATTTACGAAGGCGATATTCAAGTTCCTGAAGGCTGCGCGCTGCATCGTGATTGGAGAAACATCGGCGATGCGTTGTGCCCGGAGCGGTATCCGATAGATGTTTTAGAAAAACTTCGCGCCGGTCGTTCGTATTGGTTCGGCGCGCTGTATCAACAGCAGCCGCGATGGCGCGACGGTGATTTATACAAGCGTGCCGAGCTGTACGGTGAGAGCGGAAGAAACGTAATCACGGAGCCGCCGCTTGAAGTTGCAAAGCGCGTGCGATATTGGGATAGAGCGGGGAGCGAGGCGAAGACGGCGGATCGAACGGCGGGGTTTTGTCAAGCGCGCGATAAACTTGGATTGTTCGTGATGGAGTCATGTGTTGCCGGACGGTGGAACCCGTTTGAACGCGATGAAGTAATTTTACGAACGGCTCAGCGCGACCGTGAAATTTTCGGTGAAGACAACGAGCCGCAAGTTATTATCGAACGGCAAATTGGAGTCGGCGGCAAAGAAGCCGATACTGTGCTTGGAAGAAAACTCGCGGGTTTTCGTTTTCGATTTGACAACGCGGCGACAAATAAAGCCGCGCGCAATCAGCCGTTCTACGCCCAGCACATGAGCGGAAACATTCGCTGGGTTCGAGAGTGCGGGTTGTGGCAGAACGAACTAACACTGGAAGAAATTTATGATGAGTTATGTTCATTTGCGCCGGACGAAAACGGGAAAAATTCCGGACACGATGATGTAGTTGATTCGATCAGCGGCGGTCATAATTCACTTTCAAAACCAAGAGCGATACCGATTCACGAATGATTGGTAAATTACTTTCGTCAATAAAAAAAATCTGCAACGCGGAAAACGCGGAAGCAACCGTTGACGGAAAAAAGTTTATCGTTCGTGGCTCGCTCGGTGATGCTGCCTATACTGTAACGTTCTCGCAAATAAGCGAGGGATCGCTCCCCGCGCGTTCGATCACGAAAATAACTATTCAAGCGGATCGCGGCGGGGAAAGTATTACCACGCAACTGCCGCTTATCTCGCGCTGGTGGCGGTTGCGTGTTGCGTTTTTCGTGCGCCGACAACTGCAAAAAATAATTATTGAGCGTGCGCGTGTTGCACTCGGTAACTGAATGAAATGTTTTTCGTTCTCGTATTTTTGTTTTCAATGAAAGCGACATTCGCCGGAATTGATACCCCGCTTAAAAACTCGCTGCCCGTGACGCAGACGCTCGCCTATGGGAACAATCAAACTACAACATGGCAGGTAGATAAATTTGCACGCGAAGGCGTGCGTATCAACGACTTGCTGTATATCATGTTCAGTGTATGGAGTGAAAATTTTCCGCTCGCAAAACTCAAATGTTACAGCGCGGAGAATCCTACCGAAGAACTTATTACGCACGGTGCAAACGAAATCATTGCACGACCGAACGAGGATATGGCGTGGACTCAGTTGCAGCGCGTGAACATCACCTACAAACTTCTTAGCGGTACAACGTATTTGCACAAGCGGCGTGATAGCACGGGGCGCGTTCGGCAATTCATGCCGTACTCGGACGCAAACATCACGGGTGTTCCACGTGGAACTCAATGGATCAATCACTACACATGGAACGACCGCGACGGCGCGCAGGTGATAATTCCGAAAGAGGATGTTATCTGTTTGCCGTGGTTTCAAGTTGATCCTATTTCACCGTGGAAGGGACTGGGGCCGGTGCTGCCGACGGCGCGGCAATCGGATACTGATCTCGAACTAACGAAACTTGTTTTTTCGCTGTGCTACAATGGTGCGTTCCCCGGCATGATTGTTTCGCTATCCGGCGAAGAAGCGATCGATGCCGATATTGATGAAATAGTTTCCTACATCGCGTCAAACATGACCGGCGAAAATCGCGGAAAGACAATGGCGATGAAGGGCAATGTTTCTTCGACGCGGATACAAAATGCGTTGTCGGAAATCGCTCTCTCATTTCCGCGTGAGATAACAGAGTCGCGGCTGTGTGCGGCGTTCCGCGTCCCGCCGATTGTCGCCGGTGTTTATACGGGGATTAAATCAACACGTTATGCCGCGAACAGCAGCGCGCTGTTATTGTCGTTTTGGACAAACTCAATCATGCCGCTACTGGACGGCGAAGCTGATATACTTACGCACGCAATGGCCGGTGAGTTTCCCGGCGAGCAACCGTTTGTGTATCGCTATGATTATTCGCGGATCGATGCAATCAAAGAACGCAGTTGGCAAGAGCAACAACAGGCGGTCGGAGCGTACACGGCGGGCGTGTTGCAGATCGACGAGACGCGACAATCGTTCCCCGTGCCGAACGATCCTCCGGAGCCGGAGAAACTAATTAGCGGCGGAAAAGGCATCGTTGCGGAAAAAGAAAACGTGAACTTAGCAAATGCGAATGTTCCGCCGAAAAAAGTTCAAGACAATACGAACATTGTGGAAGAAAGTGATGACGAGAGTATCGAAGGCGACGAAAATATTCAGAACGTTGAAGGATAAAAATGTGGTCGCGAACTCTTGAAGATTTATACGGGTTTGGCAAGACTGGCTGGACGGACGAAGCACGCGAAGCATCGTTGGCCGCGAGGCAAGGAGCG